CTTAATGTTGTTGTATTACCTGATGAAGTGAATATGATATCACTGTCCATAACAGATAAATCTCTAAAATTCTTAACTTGGTTACTTGAATTCTTATAGTATATTATACCGTCAGCAAAATTAATGGCGAGCTCACCGTGATCTAAATCTGAGGCTGTTGGTATTTTATGTGATACTGATGACTTTTTCAGTATGAGTTTAGTTGGTGCTGTCATGTCAATCCTTAATAAAGGTTAATTTAATTTAAGAGTAAAAACTCTAGTATGTTCCTCCGTCAACTGTCGGTAATGAAATTAGTCCCGATCCAGCTATTCCAAAGTGTGCAGAATCAAACATTGCTACTCCCGGATTATTCTTCGTAGCAATTTCTCCTGCAATCGTTAATGTTCCTGCTCCGTCATTGTATGTTATATCTATACCTTCTCCAGCAGTAGCTAGAGAACCTACGGTATCTTCTATAGTTTCTCCTAGAGAAGCTCCATTTATGTATAGACTGAATGGACTGTTAGCAGAATCTATTAAACTCAATCCTTTGTTTAACGAGAATCTATCGGCGGATGCTGAATAGGTAAACGTTGCATTTGCTCCATTGATAGTAATTCCAGCTCCATCGGCAGCAGCTGAATCAGCCGCACTGTCTGCTAAAATTAAATTCTTATCATTAAGAGAAACCGTTGTAGAATTAATCGTCGTGGTTGTACCACGAACTGTTAAGTTACCTTGAACAACTAGATCACCAGAATCTCCTGCAGGATTTGGATCGATATATAATAAACCATTTGCATTCGTAGTAGATAAAGTATTGCCATCTAATTTTAAATTATCGACTGTCAATGAATTCAAATTTAAAACATCTGAATCCATGTGTATGGTAATTCTATTATCACCGACTATAGTATTTAAATTCGTACCGCCATGAATAGTTAACGTACCATCTACAGAATCTGCTGTTCCGGCATCTGCTGCAACTTTATGTACAACAGAACCAGGTCCCCATCTACTGTTAATTGTATCATAGACTAATGCTTGTCCTTGAACTGGTGTCGAATCACTTACGTTTGAAAGATCCGCCAGAACTCCGTTAGTTTCATTTATTAATTTATGCCAGGCTGCGGCATGAGCAAAATAAGCCTTTCCTGTTGAATGAACGTGTGCGAACATTCCATGATATGTTGAAGCTGATGGAAGATCTCCTTCATTGGAATATACATTGGCAAAGAGGATCTTTCCTGTCGTCTGTATTGTGGCAGATCCAGCATTAATTGTAGATCCATCAGTTGTAATTCCTGAAGTTGCAATATTGCCGTCCGCATCAAATTTTAGTATTGCGTTATCTGTATGAGATAATAGTCTTAAGGACTTGTTAGTGTCAATGATAACATCACCGGATCCATTTGGACTTAATGTTAAATCACCGTCTGTATTCGTCGTTGATATCGTGTTGCCGTTTAAAGTAATATTGTCGACATTAAGTACATCTATCTTACTGCTAGCATCGACTAATATTGCACTTGATGCTGTAAGTGTACCGGTAACATGATCCAACATGTCAGCAAAATACTTACCGCCTATGACATCGATATTGGCAGCTTCACCTGCTGTTTCTGTACCAGTTCCTACGTATAGTCTATCACCGCCGTTTGATTGCGTACCACCTAAAAAGGAGTACGCCATTTCTCCTTGGGCTAGAGCGGTCGGAGCCCCAGTAGATGCCGATCTTTTTGTCTTAATTACTGAAGCCATTTAAAAATTTCCTCCATTTATTTTATTGTTCGAACTATTTATTTCCGTTTGAGCAGTAAATAGCTGTTGATCACTATCAAACATTAAGAACGATCCATGTACTCTACCTACCACATTAACTCCACTAAGATTAGTGATACTCGATGAACCTGCACTCACTGTTCGAACCGGTTGACCTATCTCAACCTTCTTAACAAAATTCGATTTACCGGTTGAAGTTACTACTACAACCTTTTCAACCTGTGATTCAACTTCTACTGCCATAATATCCTACTTTGTTACCGAAGGAGTTACGTTAATTCTTCCTTCTAATATTCTTTCGATAGTTACATTATTACTACTATCCGTAAATGATAACTCTACATCATATAAGTACCTACCAGATGGTATAGCGTCAGTTTGAGTATTCGTCATAGATATAATTGCTATTCCCTTTGTAGTAGGAGTATCAATATTTCCTGTGAAATCAAAAGTACTGTCGCTGTCACTCGAATAAGATTTCTTCATTTTAGCAGCTACAGAATAATTTGCTAAATCTTTAGCGGCTCCGTTCTTATCCGTGACATGAATGTTGATAGCAACATCTGTTCCTTGGTCTATATTAAATTCTTCAAACTGTGCCATGTTTTCAAACTCTTCCTTATCTTGTACTATTTATCACTGTTGCTGCACATAGGAGAACATATAATTGGACTGTATTTATATCCATTAGGTATTTCTTGATCTTCATATTTTTCTACCCTATATACAGGTGATTCTCTATCAGGATCATCAGTAACATACATGAACATCGAAGAAGTACTTTCACCGCATTCACATTTTCTAGAATATGTTCCTTTATCATATCCTGCTATATCTCGAACATATGATTGTCTATACAATTTCCCATCAATATATCTCGTTCTAGTAGCACTGGTATTTTGATTAATTGTCATAATGAAGTATCCTTTGAAACTGATAATGAACCCGGGTTAGTTAAACTTATTGAAGTATCTCCTGCAGTTTCAACTGTTATTTTATTCGTACCGCTGTTATAACTTGAAGTAGTATTTGATAAACCATTCATGGCACTCGCTATAGCAGCACCAGATGTATCGGTATTTGCTCCACTAGCTAATGTCGTGGTAGTTGAAGAAACTCCGTTATTTACTGTCGCAACAGTCTGTGAACCGGATATATTAGATCCTTGTTGAGTTACTCCTCCGCTAGCACTGACTGTAGCAGCCTCTTTTCCCGTAGAAGATTGCCCTGCAGGAGGCGTCGTATTTGCACTGACTGCATTTTGCCCGGTAACCGTTAATACACCATCAGTTTGTGCACCTCCTGGAGATGCAATCGTAATAGTATTACCACTTCCTCCGACACTCCATCCACCGGGTTTAGCATTATCAATAGCAGTTCGAACTTCTCCAGCTGCAGTACTCGTATTCGTTGTCTGACTGAAAGATCCGCTGGCAGAGAAGGGACCGCTGAATGCATAGGTCGCACCTCCGTTGATTTGTGTAGATGAACTACTCGATTGATAGTAAGATTGCATACTTTGAAGTGTGCCGGCAAAATATTGATCCGCAGCAGGAGATCCAGTCGGATTAGCTAGTCTAATCATTCTGACTGAAGTATTGTTATAATCACTCAAATGCATTGCGAAGTATACTCTGAAAGTTCCGTTAGCGCCTAAGCCAGGTATATACCGGGTTCCGGAAACGTAAGTATATGTCCACGGAACATAATCTTGAGCACCATAGCTGACACTTGTTTTTGATAGATGATTCGCATGGGTATATGTTGAGGATGTTCCTTCGACATCTAGATATCTTGTAGTCCAATAACTCGGATACGGGAACTGAGTTCCGTTACCATGCGGTGTACCGGGTATCTGACTAAAGGCCAACGCAGTCGACGAAGCTAGAGAAGCACCACCATCATATATACCTATGTTAACTGCACATTGATCGAGCTGGTTACTACTAGCCCAATAAGTAGTATAGCCTTTTAGATCAATCCTAAAACTAAAATAAGCGCTACCAGTTGCTGTAGCATTTCCTAAGGTATATTGTGGACTCAAAAATCTTACCTGTACAGTTTGACCTCCGTTAATTTCTCTTTCATTGTAGTATGTTCCGGTAAAACTCGGAGAAGTAGGCTGTCCACCAGGAAAGCCTGGCATACCTGATCCATTACCATACCAATAACCAGAATGAGCAGTAGTTAACTGTGCATTGTAGCTACTTCCAGTATAGGTGGTCTGAGTAATATCATTATCAATAGCATCAATAGAAAAAGACAGTTGTTCTGGTACTGCCGGAGTTAGAGTATTAGCCGTACCTGAAACATCGAAGAAATCTGATTTTGTGAAAGGGTGTCGGATATCACTTCCGTTAGGATCTAGAGCTCTAACCTGTCTTACTCTTCTAACTGTCGTTCCATCTAGAGCGTAAATATTATGTGGGGTTCTTATAGTAGAACCGTCAAGAACTTTTATAGCCATATTAATATACCATTATTAATTTCGTATTTCCTGTAAAATCACTAGCACTCGAAGGAACGGAAGTCGAAACTTTAAATATTCCTAGTTGCTGATTTGTTCCTAAGTCTAGTAAATTAATTTCACCACCTGAAGCAGTAATATCTGTTCCATTAATGTTTAGTGCAGTAGCTGTTAATGTTCCAGATACCTCTACTCCAAGAGATTCTGTTTCCAGTTTTTTATTTCCATTATGATAGAGTTCAACAGTACCGCCAGTAACGGCTTTAACCATAGACTGACCGCCAGTTGACATTAATTGAACAGTACTACCTTTAGCATTTAAATTACCAGTTCCTGCATCTTCTATGTAACTATTACTTGCGTCATGATATATCTTTAAATCTGAATCCGCACCGAATACTATTCTATTATTAACTCCTGCAGTATGATCTGCTAATTTAATTCTTTTTCCGTTGACATCAAGATCACCACCAAGCTGAGGTGTCGTATCAGCAACTAGATCCGTAGTTGCTCCTGCATATGTAAGAACTCCACTAGAACTATCATAAGAAAGAGATCCTGTTCCTGAAGCACTAACTGATATTAATTTCTTTGCTTGTGCAGAATCGAACAGTAGATTAAATTGACCTGTAGCACTATCAAAATCTAGATTCTTAGGAGTACCGGTACTCAATGCCGCCCTTACAGCAATATTGTTTGTTGAATCTGCACTCTGTTTAGCAGCTATAAGCATACCAGCTACACTTGAATCATAGAAGTGCACACCTTGTATATCACCTAGATCATCTGATATCTGATTTACCTTTGTAACAAGCTGTGAAAATGTGTCTGTTAGATTAAGTACTGTCTTAGCCATTTTTTACCATCCGTCTGCTATTTTAGTTAGAAGAGTTTTTAAGTCTTTCATATCGTCTTTTAAACTCTTGATATCGTCTTTCATATTATCAAACTCTTCAGCTTTTCTTTTTGAAAGTAATTTTCTTTTTCTTGCCATTTCAATTTCATTACTGTTAGTATTCAGTATAGCTCCTGTATTCTGATCTCTAACAAGACCGTTGGAACCTTCTACATTAATGTATTGCATATCATCTCTCATTATGTCGCCAATGCTATAACTCTGAGATCTCTTATTGTCGGTACTTTAGAAGAATTATATCCTATGAACACAATCTTAAGTTTAAACTGTTTGAATGGTTCTAGTGTACCTTTCTGTCCGCCGATTAAGAACGTATGATCTCGAAATACGTTTGGGTTATCATCTGTTGTAATTGTATTTTCTCTCGTCGCAAGTACCCATGAAACATCCGAAAGAGCTACATCATCTACTGCAGTTTTGTGATATACATCAAACGAACTGTTAGCAGGAAGATTAGCAGATATCAGAACCTTTAGTCCTACAGCATCTTCTGCTAAGTTAACTGTTTTTGTAATGTGCTTCGAAGCAGAACTTCCGTTTGTAGGATCCGTTTCAGCTTTATAGTTGATAGGTATACTAAAACCATCTGAAGAAGATGATGAGGATTGCTTATCGATCATATTGTTGATAACTGTCAGCGATGTTCTCTGTAAATCTATAACTGGAGAAACCTTAGAGTCATTTGTTCCCATACCAATTTCTACTAGTGCAGATCTCTTATTTGGATTACCTGAACTATTAATATTAGATCCTTTTAATTCATTTGTTCTAGAAGCTATAACTCTTGGAGCCGATAGGAAATTAGGTTTATTGATATCCATTGGTTGCATCGAAGTATCGATAGTATAGGCTGTCTCTCCAACTCCTCCAAAAGATTTACCTGTATGTAATTTAATACCACCAGATATAGCAGTTTTAGGTGGAGTAATATTATCAATATTTGGTATGAACTGATCAAATAACATGTTCTGTTGTGATTTTAATGCACTACCACCACCTGATACTGTACCTGATGCTGAACTATCTCCTGTAAATTGGAATCCAGTCCAATCTACTTTCGTAATTGTCCTAGTGGATCTCATACCTTCTCCAGTGACACTTGAATTACCGGTTCCACCAATTTCATTGTTTAAGAAGTTAGCAGAATCTGAAGCTGTAACTCCACCAAGTATAACATCATCACCTACCATGAATCCATGACCGGGTTGGAATACTGTATATGTAGTAGAACCGCTTGTCACTGATATTGGATCTGTATCTAGAAGAACTGGTGCAACATCTGTATTTTCTAGCATTGCTGTTCCAACATTTCTAAAATCCGCTCTATGTAATTTAAACATGAGATCTGAACTCTGATCAGCAGTCCATGTTGAACCATTTTGTGATTTGAACAATGATCCCATAGAAGGTTGTTTAGTAACTCTTCTCTCTGTAGAATTAACTACGAATTCACCTGATTCTGCTACGTAAGCTTTATATCCATTAGTTTCTGCAGATATAACGACTGCATATTCAGAATACGGACTTAAGTAAACTGGTTCTTCAAATTCGAATGTTGTTGGAGCGGCACGTACCGTATCTATTGAACTTCCTTCTGCTGTAACATTTACTGCGGAAGGAGGTAAGAATTTAATAGCTCCTGGCATATCTTGATTTGTAGGAACTCCATTTAGTGTAGGTCGAATTGAAACTGCAACTGGAATATTTGCATCTTTTTCCGAAAAGAATATATCAACCTTAGTTAAGAATATACCTGCAGTATCTTCTATTAAGAATGTTTGTGCTAATGGATCTTTCCATTTTATAGTTTTCTGTGGAAGGCTGCTTCCTCCAGGAGAAGACCAAGTACCGAAATTAGTACCATCTGCATCTCTGCGAGTATTAAATCTATTTCCAACTACTGTACCCGGATTTCTATTCCAATCTCTTTCATCTCGTGGACTATAAATCTGTCTTCTACCAATTTCTCTATTTGAAGATTGTATTTTAATATTTCTTGTAGAAAGTACCGTATCTTGGAATGTTTCGAGTACTCCACGTGATGTAAACATACCCCTAGCACCTGATGTTGCTACACTATCTTGGTTTACACTGATATCTAATAATTTAAATTCAACATCACCTGTTCTAAATTTTAAGGAATCAGTATTTGGTATAAAGAAAGATCCAATTATCGATCCTGAATCTGTAGTCGTTAGATTAGCTGCAGTATTAGGATGTCCGGATGCTTTATTGTATAAGTTTCCGAAATCTTCTGAAAGATCTCCGTACCTACTAAAAGTTGTTTCTGGTCTAACCCAATCAGCAACAGGTGTACCATTAAAGAAAGCAAATACTCTTGAATTAGGTTTCATACCTTGTGCTCTAAAGAATACTTTCTTTGATCTCATAAAAGGTATTAGTGCTAGGTCTACTGATTTAGTTCCAATAACTGTTCTAATAACCTCGTTTGAAGCCACGAAATTTGTCTGTTTGTAAGTTACTAATTGATTACCTACGGTAGATTCTGTAGTTCTTTCTGATAATTGTTGATTGGCAGATAATCCTGCAGCTTCTGTTCCTGACCAATTCCATTCCCAGTTATTCCAGTTATTAGCTAATGTCTTGTCTATCTTAACACCGCCATCTAAAACTCTTGCTGCCTTTTTCTTTGATTCATACCAGTTATCTGACGAAGGAGATAATTCCATGTGTCCTATGTGTGTTATGACTGCAAATGGATTTACATTTTCTACAGTTGTCGCTAGGTCTTGACTTGTATGTAGTACATGTGAGTGTTGAAGATATATGTTATCTCCTTTTTGTACAACACCTGAAGATCCAGAAACTATAGATTCTGTTGTTGCAGAATCATACATTAACTTAACATTATCAGCTATATAAGATGGACGAAGTACCTTACCTCGAGGATCTATTGAAGCTCTATATTCTATTGTTCTTGTATCTGCTTGGAAATGATCTTTAAAATTATCTACTAAGAAACCTGACTTAGTTCTATTCACACCAGAAGAATCTATTATCTCTAAATTTCTAGTATCAACTTCCATCAAACTTAATGCTGTTGTTTCTTCTAGTTTCTCTAATCTCTTCTCAACATTACCGATATCCGCCATTGTAAATCTCTTGGCATCTATTTTTTCCAATGTTAAATCTGAATCATTAACTGTAAAAGCATTTAAAGAAACATTATATAGTGGTAATGTACCATCTGGTGCATCTACATCTTTAAGATCGAATGCACTTGCTCCATATATGTATCTGATATCTCCTTCTTCAGTAGCTACAATTTTATCCCTACGTGGAAGATAGTATTCTACATCGGCTGATATAATATCTGTATTCTTTGGAAGTTCATGTACTAATGCATTGAATCCAGCAGTTCCAAATTTACCATCTGAATCAACTACATGTCTAAAATCCATAACATTACGTAATTCTATTTCTCTGTTATTAGATGCTATATAATTCGGTATATTCTTATAAGGTACTGCTGCCGGATAAGATTGTGATGTGAAGAACTGTCCAGATCCTGCACTGAAGTGCTTGAAATTAACATATACTGCATTTGACTGTGTCTGTCCTGGTTTTAATATTAACCTACCTAATCCATAGTGGTTATCTCTTTGACCATCATCTAATATAAACTTACTTGAAATATCCTGTCCACCTGAATTTGTATCTTTAATTTCTGTAACTTCGTAAATATCAGGTTTAGCTAAGTTGTAGAATGTTACACCGTTCTCTGTAGTCGGTCCATATGTCTTAGTAACAGTATTCAACGTCTTTGTTCGTTGTACTGCAGTTGCTGCTACTGCTTTATTGATGTAAGCTAGAGCTACGATACTTTTACTGGAAGGTCCTCCCGTTATTGCAGCAGATGTTGTACCTGATCCTGTAACTGTGCTCGGGACGAACATTGCACTGTCAACATGAGAGAATACCCAGTCAGAAGTATTTGCATAAGTTTCATTCGAAAGTGTACCGAACGTAGCTTCTCCTGCTGAATTCGTTGTTGCAGTTATTCTTCTCTGTACTGTTAGATTAAAATCACTGTATGCCTTCGGCCTATCATGTTGTAGAGTAAAGAATAGGTCGTGATTTTCTGGTTCTCTTAATATTGTTTTTCCATTTTCTTGTAGGGGATTAAAAAATGAAGTTGCTGAAGATCCAATACTCTTTGCATTTCTAAAATTCTTGCCAGGATACATTTCTAAGTTCTGTAAGTAGTATTTGTATGTTCCTGCTAATGCACCACCTTGGTTTGAATTACCACCTTTTTCTACTGCTCTTAACCTAACTTTACCGATTGCCGATCCACTAGTAGCAGCATTATCGTATATCGTACAACTATCAACCATGAATGTCGGTATACCTTTATTTGATCTGTTAACGGCAAGAGATATACCATCTGTTCCACTATCTTGTACGAATACATAATTACCGTAGTTAGCACCTATGGCCTGGTTATTCAACGTTGTAGATACCTGAGCTCTTGGTACTTCTATTGGTAAGCTCGTATCTGGTGCTGATCTATATCCATTGATATAAGCAACACCATCACTTAAGTTTAGTGTTAGTGATGAATCATCTTTTTCATCGAACTTAGCAACGAATTGTTTTGCAATATAATTGCCTGATTCTTCTTTCGTTCTTGTTGCTAGTAAATCATTTAATCTGTTATAATCATTTGTTCCTGTAGGCTGACTTGTAATAACACCGTTAACAACATTTGCTACATGACAGAATGTTGTATCTGAATCAAGTTCATCTTTAGTAGCAATATCTAGCTTTATTTTAAATCTATCAGCACCTGGTGCAGAACGATTTGGTGTAGCTCCTTGATTATCGAATAGTGTTTCATCATCTGTAGATGTTACGATCGATTCTGTAACAGAGAAACCTAGGTTTTTATTTGGATTAGTAGTATACCTTGATATAATTTTCGATTGAGGTTGAGCATTTACAAAATGACCTTTTACATAGAAATCACCTTTTGCTATAGAAGCTCTTGTACCTGTACCGGTAACTGGATCATCAACTGTATTAGTAGTTTGTGTTGTAAATGTTACTGAACCATTTGTAATAGATTCATTAGCAGACATTTTAATTGGACTAGTTCCAGCAGTACCACTAGTAGTATCTGTATAAGTTACATATAGTGTTGCAGGTTTTAGACTACCACTATCAACGAGTGCATCTATAACCTTCGCCTTGACACCTGAACTAGAACCAGTAAATTCTGTCCCGATTATAGCATCTTTATCTACAGTAGTATTAGCAGCTAATTTAATATATTCTAATTGGTTGTTAACGGTTACTCCACCCGGATTAACCATCGCACCTTCTTTGAATATGTTATTACCAAATCTCTCTATTTCTTTTTGTATGATAGTTTGGGATTGTGTTAATTCACGTGCCTGTAAGGTTCTAGAACTATTGAATAATATTCTATGAAAATTATTGCTGTCCTTATAATCGTCCTTATAGGTACTACTAAATATGGTACTTGTTAAATTACTTGCCATTTCATAACCTTTAAATTTGAATAACTACTTTTATGTCTTCTGTTTGTGCTGAAGATCTAACAACTGCTGCTCTGTTCTCTAAATAATATATATCTCCAGAATTAACTTTTAAATCGCTGGTACCCATTCCTCCAGGTCCGCCTGCTCCCATTACCTCACTCGCTCCTTTAATCGTAGCAGATAAACTTGCTCCAGATATCGTTTCACTAGCTTGGAAAGGTATATATCCTGTAGAATCACTCTGGTGTATATGAAGGACTGAACTATCAACTTGATCTACGTAACCCTTAGCTCCTGATGTTCCACCAGTTATTAATGTATCGACCGGGAATGCTATAGAAGATGTCAATCTTAGATTGTACCCACCTCTTCCGACTGCATCCGTGAATAACGTACTTCCGTCATCTTTCAGTGGGTTTCGTATCAGCATAACTTGTCTAAAATCTTGATCTACATTAAACTTTGGTTTGATACCGACTGTTTCTGTTCCTGCAGGTTTCGTGTTGAACATCATTGCCGTAGATTTTAAATCGTCTCTTGCATCTGCGCCAATACCAGCTGATGACATGATAGGTCTTGCAACAGCACCTGAACCTCCACCACCACTGATTGCTACGCTAGCCTGATTATAACCCCTACCGAATGCTCTACAACTATCAGCTGCAGAATCTAGTTCTATCTTCGTAACAGTTCCACCGCTTACTGATGCAGTTGCAGTTGCTGCTACACCATCCCCGTTAATTGTAATAGTTGGAGAACTTGTAAAACCTGTTCCGCCATTTAGTACTTCAATGCCGACTATCTGCCCGGCAACAGCATTCTGTTGTATGTTGTATTGCTGGACTAACGTAGCATCACCTCCACCTAGAGAATCCTCTTGGAAATTGACCGGTAAGAAATTGGCTGATAGGAATTTATTAGCATTTAGTGTCGTAAGTTGAAATAAGTATCTCCAAACATAGCCATCAGATGTCTTAAATGCTCTATCTGTAACAACTGATGTTGGTTCGACTGTTGAGGTATTTCTTGTACCATCTGTTTGCTTAGATGCTTCTAGACAGATATAAACTTTATTCGTATCTGTTATGACATAGTAGGGATTTGTACCGGATCCTGTTAAGTTATCATTGTATGCATCGTATATTGCACCTGATGTCCAGTTATTTCTTGATACTGTAAATGTTCTATCTTCTGCTGATTTAACAGATTGTAAACCGTAAGCTGCTTCTCTCATTTGAAAAGTTGTGTTACCTGCTGGAGGTTTATCATCTGTAGCATTCCATTGAACAGATCTACCAATACCAATATAATAACTATTTGCAGTTTTGTTCAGATCTGAATCTAAATCTAATAGAATTTTCTTTTTAAATACATTTGAAATTGTAGCTGTCATTTTATTATCCCGTTAAGCTATTGTTGCAGAATCTAATAAGTACCAGTTATTACCATCCCATATACATGTACACCCTCTATACTGGGCCAGTGTAAATGAGGTACCTCGTGCAAATGTACTAGCATTATTAGCTGCATTTCTAGGAGTTACTGTCATAGCTCCTGCACCATTATTTGTAAATATCTTTTGTTCTCCAATTGTTGTACCCGGTCCGAGCCTTACTGCTAATGCTGAACCCTTATTACCAATAATATAACCTGCATCTGAATCTGCATCACCGTTCGCAGTCATTGTATTATGATTAATTGCTAACTTAGTTACTTCAACCGAACCATTATTCTTAGCACTGATATTAAAATTTAAGTTGGTTGCACTACCTGTTGCAGATATTGAAGGACCGTCCGTACTTGCTCCATTTGCCAATGTGATTTCATTAACTGCAGAACCAGTAGCTGTAAGTTTAATTAGTTCATTTCCGTTAGTATCATTAATGGCTGTACCGATTTTAGGAGATGTTAGAGTTTTATTCGTTATAGTTTGCGTATCAGAATCTAAGAGAAGTGTACCACTTGCATTTGGAAGAACTATAATACGATCTGCTGTTGGATCAGTTGCTCTGAGAAATGTTTCATTCCCATCTGTTGAATTACCTTCAAAGACAATTGCTGAATCTTCTATAGAAATCTGTGATGATAATGATGTTCCATCTCCAAAATGAGTATATATTTCTGTAAAATTATCATTGACCTTATCACCGCCCTGTCTTAAGGTATCTCCTGTACCATCATTCGCACTAGTTCCTAAATTAATTGTTTGCTTTGCCATTTAATTATACCTACTATAAATCGTTATACTCTATTTATAATCAAACACTATCATATTTGAAAATGTTTTGATCCAATGTTTCAAATGTATTTGAGAAATCTATACCACCGAAAATATTCGAAGCATCGCTATCAATATCGAATGTCGGTGATGTAGGTTCTATAATCGTAGAAAGTTTATCATATCCAAGTTTCTGTGCACTATCTATTGATAATGTACTATAAGCTATCAATTTGCCTTTATTGTCTAAGTAACTTCTTATCGTATTTCCGCCGGAGTCAAATAGAGATGTCATAATTGTCGGAGACCCTAACAATGACATCTGTGCAGTACCAATAATATCCGGATCTACATCTGTATCAGGAATAGATAGCGGCATTGAATCTTCCATAACATCAGCTAGTCCAACTGCTTCTAGTTGCCCTTGGAAATACCAGCCGGCCGGATGTACAAAATTACGATATATCTCTGACCAGGTAGAAGCTGCTAATGGTGATTGTATTAATATGGAATATAGTTGATATAGCGCATTATCTTGAATAAATCTCTGAGATTCATATCCGATATTGGATTCACCTACTACAAATCTATCATTTTTAGGATATGATAGTTCTATTTCTTCTCCAAAGAATAGTCTAAAAAATTCTTTAATAGATTCTGAACTACCTTTCTTTCTATAAAATTTAGCTAACCTCTTTGCTGCCTTACGAGGATCCGTAAATATGTCACCTGAAGTAATTCTATTTCCGATCTCAAATAATAATTGATCTAGATTCTTTAAGCTTGCAGCTTCAATATCTCTGTTACGATATAAGTTCTTAAGTTCTTGTCCGAAATTCTGTTCACCAGAACTATCCATGAAGTTATAGTAGTTTTCTAGGAAACTGACTAACGTAGGATAATCTGATTGCCAGTACTGTGGCAGGACGTCTTCGACATCATCCTTACGGATTGATACCGAACGTCTATTAAAATCTAAAAGCGTCTTTTCCATATTATGTCGTTAAGGTTACTTCAGTATTTTGGTTATCGACAACAGTATTGATAACCTGTAAAGCTGGATCATTATCTATAATATAATTTCTTAGAGGCCTAATTGTACTTTCATTTGCAGGTTTAACTGATACTTTTAATACGCCTGAATTCTGTACAGTTGACGGTAAGAATCCTACGATATTTAATTTACCGGATAACGGTGTATAAGAACCGATGTTATCTACAATTATTTCGTTACTGGCGAAATCTACAATCTGTAATGTAGTCGATGTCAGTTTATTCTTAATAATACAATTCCTATTCTGAAATGTAAACTGTGAGCTCTTAATTGTATGATTTACATCATCTGCCGGTGCAATTGCCATTGGATATGCAAGTTCATATGAACTCGATGCAGTAGTTGACGGTGTTATTCTCTTCTGCACAAATATATTCATCCTTGAATTCAGTATTGCAGTATCAAGATCATCTATCTCCGCAGTTAATAATGACCTACGGAATACCTTATCGAATTTCTTAAGGTTGTTGGTAACATGTGTATTAATCTGTGTACTAATCCTATTCGACATAGCATTCGCAGTTAGACTTGTTAGATCCGGATCGAAATTATAGAATACTTCTAGTTCTAAGAAGACATCTTCAGGATCTACGTATATGACATCAGTCGTGACGATTGATAGCGGTTCTACAAGGTTCGTTGTAATCTGATCTTTAATCGTAGTTTTCTGCGTTTCACTTAAACCATCTGTAAATTTTAATGCAACATATACAACACCGTATTTAACTGGGACATTCTGTTCTCCACCCCATGCAGAAACATCTGTAATATTCGAACCATAGTTTGCAAGTATGAGTGCCTCATAGTCATTTGCCGTAACTAATCTCTGTTGCGATGAAAATGCTCTTCTTGCATTATTGCGTATTGATTCTAGTTCTTCTTTTTCGGATCCACCAGAACTATTCGTAAGTGTTACAACTGCTAATGTATATCCCGTGCCTCCTACCTGTACTTGGTTGTTCGCTTCGAATGAAGATGCATTATTTGCAACTGCACCTTTAGTAGAAAGATAGTTAACCTCGATACGATTTCCTGCAGAAGGTGCTTCTCCTGTCGTATTACCGTCACCGAAAGCCAGTTCATAGAAACCGTTAGGTACTTCTTTAATTTCGTAGTGCTTAGATGTAGATGTGATATTAACAGCATTCTTCAAATTAGTATAGCTTGCAAATTCCGTTCCTGTAGTAGATGTAAACACCTTGACGATAATTGTATTCGTGTCCATCGTTTCATCTGGTATGACATATATCTGTCTTTCTGTTGATTCCCCTACGAAAAATGTCTTAGTATTCTCTGTTCCTTCATGTATCGTCAAAGTTGTAGAACCTGCAGATGTCTTAAATTGGTATGTTCCGGAATCATCGACGGCGGTAAAAGCTTCACGCGTTTGAAAACTGTATGTAACTCCATCAACTACCGTTTTAAATCTGGTACCTACCGGCAATGTAATCGTAGAAGGCCTTCCGGGATCAGATACTGTCAGTGTCAGTGTTACTGTTGCTGAAGAAGACGTCTTAGACCTTGGTTCATATCCGAGTGCTTCTGCATGTGATACTATAGAAGAACGTAACTGTGCTGTATCTAAGAATGTTTCGTTGATCGCAAAGTTAGCTACCAGACCGTTATAATGCGTATTATATGCAAGTACATCCAGTATGTTAGATAAACCCGAAGCTTCAAAATCATAATCTGCAAATTCGGATTTAGATTTAAAGAATGTTTTTAAATTCGTTTTGATTGCATTAAAATCTAATGCAGTTGAATTAATAGTAGTTGCCATCTATCTTAACCTCGCTAAGTCAACTGTAAGTGTTACTTCTTCATTCGTCGTTACAACCTGGAATACAACTGTAACTGCAATATCATTACGATCCGGATTCGCGGTAGCCTTGACGTTTATTACGCGAGCTCTCGGTTCATAGTTAGAGATTGCCGTTACTACTTGCTGTTCTATGTCAGATTCTTCTAATCCATCATTTAGTTCAAATAAGAAATCATTTAAATTACCACCGAAAAAAGGATTAAAAGGTTTTTCAGCACGATTCGTAAGTAATAAATTCTTTACGGCCTGTTTGACTGCCGCGGCATGCAACTTCTTAAATACATCGTTATCCACTTTTCGAGCAAAGGTTAGATCTAAATCAGAATAAGCTCTTTTACGAGACGTCCTAATAGTAGTTTGATTTAAATTACCATCTTCAATCGAATATGCTCTAGAAACCATTTTCTTTCTCTTTTTCTATTTTAGTATTTATAACGAATCTCATCAAGAAATTTCCATGTGAACTATCTCATTTGATCCTTGTACTCTTCCATTCAGTTTTGTTTCGAGTTGGTTCTTAAAAGATAACTTAAAATCAGAATTCACGTTTGGTGTTAGTATAATAATCTGAGAATTTAATGTACCATCGAAACTATCATAATCTAATATTAACTTATCATAATTAATATAATCTTTTAAAGTTGTTGCAAGTACAAATGTAAATTGGTTATTGATATTACCATTATTATCACGTACTTCATATACAACTGCACGTCCCTGTGTAGCAAGATCTTTAATACCTCCAGGAGTTAATGTTTCACTGTTCTCTTTTGTGTATAAACCTTCTGCGACTACTAAACGATATCTAGGATCTAAGTTATATTCACGTAATATTTCTGCATGTAAGTATAGATTTCTTGCAACTTGCAATTTCTTTTTAGCTGTTAATTTACTGAATTTTGCTTTATCGCCGTACGGACCTATGAATTTACTGATTGGAATACCTCCACATAATTTTGTCTCATACGAAATAGTACTTTGGAAATCTGGATTGAAGAGTGGATCAGGTAAGTAATATTGCTGTGTAAATGCAGTTGCTTGAAATTTTTTCGTAGTTGCACCGTCTGCATTACCTATAATCTTCTTTCCTATAATTGTAGATTGTTTAATATCTTTTGCATTACGCAATTTAACAGGAAGATCACGTACATAGGTATGAGATTTTAAACTACCTTCACCGATTTGTGATGCAATAAAATTCGTATCATTGTAATTCTGATCTTCCCTTAATTTAGAACGTACTTCTTCTGTAGTTAGGCTATTTGGTGTTTTATTTGTTAAAGCTGTTTTATCTAGAGCATTTAATATCGTATTATTCGGATCTGTAAGTACTTTTCGAATACCGAAATTTAATTTATGCAGGTGCTCATTGACTCTAGCATTTGTAGGTTGTATAGTTTGGGATGTATTAGTTGCCGTATTTGTTATATTCTGAGTCTGACCTCCAGGACCTGAAATAGCAGAACGGTTCGCATCGATTGCTCCAGTAGCAACACCTTGTACATCTCCAATTAAGCTTCCATGGAATGTTGGAGCACTTACTCCTGCTGTATATGTTCCGGACGTACCGTATATATTTTTTACGTATGAGATAATATTTGCACCGCCTATCGTTCCACTATCACCAAGTAGTGCCATCTTCTTCGCGGCTATATTCGCAGATACCGATGATGTCGTAAAGGTTGTTGCAGAAGTAATAGTTGTATCAGTTGCACTATATGATTCAACTTTATTTGCCTGCTTATAATCAGAACCTTTTATAATATTATTGACATCTGTTAGTACTGTATTTGTCAACGAACCTTTAATCGTATTTGTAATATTACCGAGTACTTTATTCTGTATATTCTCTTTGACACTTGTTTCATAATTACCACGAATATCTTCTTTCTTATCAGCACCTGTCTTCACATTAAAATTACCACCAACATCTAAGTTCATATCACCAGATACTGTTAAATTTAAATTACCATTATAAACAATATCTCCATTACCTTCTATTATAACCTTTTCATCACCCTGTGATAATCGTATAGTATTCTTTTTGGAGCTAATAATAACTGTACCATCATTACGTAATTCTATACCAGAACCTAATCTATGCTTGATTAGTATTCTTTCTGATTTCGGAGTATCATCGTATTCTATGGAATGTCCTGAAAGAGTTTCTGTAACTTTATTATACGGATATTCAGAAGGAGATGGTTCATTTAATTCTAAATTCACCTTGGGATGTCCACCACCTATGTAAAGATCATTTCTTTTTATACCTCTTGCGGCATGACTTGTAGAGGATCTATTATAGAATGAATTATGCAAATAAGAACCCGTTGGATCTTCAAACCCATCTTTTTGTTTTCCTTCCGGAATATATAGTTCATCAATATCTTTACTCATGATTGTACTCTCTTTCGCACTAATTCTTTAGGTGATAAGGAACTTTCTTTTTTAGGATCGGCGAATACACTACCTTTACCAAACCTATTATGTACATAGTCTCGAACATTAAATCCTGGACTACTAGCTAAATCTGTAAGATCATTCATACCTAGTACCTGTCCACCCGGAAATGCAGAATAGAAGTTGCTACAGAATTGATCAAATGTTTTCATTTGTGCTATTGTAATAGATCTATGTGATATGTGTTTATCTTTATTTGGTGTACCTGCATCACAATCATATTTTGCTACGAATCCAATTACTATAGAAAATTTATTATGATTTGATTCTATTACAGTATTAGATTTTGTTTCAGATCCAAGCGGTATACCTCTCTGTAGTGTACCGTCTTTCCTAATAATATAGTGATATGGTATTCCTGTCTTAGGACCTTTACGTGAATATTCTGTATGTATTTTTTTCGCTGTAATATCTTCATTCATAAAGTTACCAGTCCAACCGACAACGACTTCTGTCAACTCTCTTTTTGCAGTTCTTAATTCTATTTCCAATTCTTCTTCAGTAGATACAATTTCAAATTTGTAGTTTTCAGGAGTACTTCCATAGTTCCATGTTGCACCTGTACCAGTTACAGCAAGTACATTCTTCGTAGATTTAAAATCCTGATCCTCTGTAATAGATTCATTTGCTCTTGGTAAATTACCTGCACCAGGTATAAATTTCTTAAGAAATGTCTGTAATCTAACACCCGATTCCCCGCCAGTAAATGCAATAAACTGTTCTTTAAATACATTAACTACTTTATTAAATTCTTTAAATATATCAGAACGTAATATACTAATGATACGATTACGGAATTGCGTTAATGTTGCATCTCTTACCGCGGTTTCGATCTTCGGATCTATAACACCTAAGGATTGTTTCAGTGCTAATTTAATACCTTCCGGAGAACCATGTGTTACAACACGATGTAAGAAACCATTCGAAACAGTTTCACCAATCATCGTAGAGACCTCAGAAGATAAGGAAGCAGTTTCCGTTACAGTTAATCCGGGAACTTTTGACTCCATAATAACTGGGACCGGATCCTTAGTAGATTCTTCATTTGATATGATAGGTTGTCCGATGGACTTAAATCCACCTGCAATAGTACCAATTTGAATATGTTTAGAACTTTTAGATGCAAGTACTTCTTCTTGTGTAGTTACTGCTTGTTTTGAAACAGCAGTATCAGGATAAGAATTAATTGCTCCAAGTAATTTTTGATTTGCTATATTTCTTTTTAAAGTTGCCATTATATATTCCTAAGTAAAAATATTGTATATTGCAATTGCAGCATCTACTCTATCCTTTAGAGATTTCTTATCGCTAAATTCATAGTACCTTTCAAATTGTAATGCTGCTTCTTCAACTGTATTTGTTTTTTGTAATAATTTTAAAGCACCTTTAAGACTACCAGATCCTTCACTTTCAATTATACCGAATTCCCATAGAACGAAATTTAATTGTGCTGTTAAAGAAGTTTCCCAATCTAACTTGAGTTCTTCTCCAGCAAATGTTTGTAAATTTAATAATCTAGATTCCCATCTATTATTATTCCATTGTGCTATACCTCTGGAACCTTCCGATTTATTATTTGCTTCAGGATCAATATCACCTGCAGCAACAATTTTTCCTGCCGCTAATTTATCTAAACCAGTTTTAGATCCACCAGATTCTACAAAGAAATTTCCACATATACCTGCACATTGTTCTGGTGTAAATAAAGAACCGTCTTCAGTATTTTGTGCTAGGAAGAAATTAAATGCTTTTTCTAAATTTGTATTACCCCTTAACTTAGAATCTACTTCTTTACCATTTTTCTTAGCAGCTACTTTTGATACTTCTAAATTATAATTATCTTTGTCAGCTTTAACAGTATCATCATCTTGTATTTCTGAAGGATCGTTGATAATATTTTCAACCTTAGATTCTGGTATAACATTTCTCTTATTTAAAGATCCTATAATAAATGGTACCTGTGAATTTTTACCATCTAAGAATATACCAAATACCTGATCACCGGGTTTTAGATTTGGTACACTTGATCCAGATTCGAGTACTTGAGCATAAGGTAAATCTAGATCATCAATATCAGATTTGTTTCCAGTATGTATTCCGAATATTCGAACTCTAACTCGTCCTAATAATTCTTCCTTAGGCAGAGTTGCAACACTGCCAAAGAAATATCTAACCTGATCTCCGTAAAAATCTCTCATTAGAATGTATCCGCATTTGCTAGTTTTAAACACGTCATGGCTATTACATATCTTTCTTTTTGTAATAGGTGTTTCGTACTGTAAATTATATATTCACCAGATTTCTTTTTATCTAAGTAATTGGAACCCTTCTCTGCATTATTAGGGTCGTTGCTTAAAAATCTCAAGTCGATAATTCTTCCTACAGTAAAACTATCTTTTGCTGATATAAAATTCTGACAAGGTACTACGATCGTAATAGGATTTTTCTTTAAGAAATTCTTTATAGATTTACCTATCACTCTATTTCTATAACCATCAGTATCAACTTCCTCATCTAAACCTTTTTGTTTAGAATATAAACCTGTAAATCCAATGGAAGATACTTTTGTCATTTGAGTTTCATGCATAGGTTTATCTTGTGCTTGATACAATTCAGAATAGATATAATCACTTTGCGTTTTCTTTAAAATGTTTTTTTCTACCATAGGTTTGAATACATCTTTACTAACATTGAATACTATATCTTGATCTTTCTTTAACCCAGGATCATAAAAGGTGTGTAAAGCTCCAACACTTCCGGCTTTAATTAGTCCATATAAATTATCTGTATTCTTATAAGAATGACTCAGTATGCGTAAACCATCTAGTACAACATTTTCACTGGTCCTATCATCTGTAGATGCAAATGAAGATCTAAAAGGTATTTTCGTAATAGAAGGTTCTACTAACATCTCTCCGAGATTTAAAAATTTTAGTTCATCTCCAACTAAGGTTGAGAATAAGAAAAATGGCATACCTTCTGCAGATGTAGATCGATCTTTAACCCAATCACATGCATCAAGTGGTTCCATATTAGGAACTATAACTTTGATATTTTCTTGTTCTGCTGGTGTATATGATATGACTTTCTTATTAATAGTATCTTCTAATATTTTTTTGATAATAGATTGAGGTGTACCTTTATAGCACTTATTCACGTTAAAGGTTGCGGATCTTAATGCGGATTCTTCTAGTAATGTAAATGTAATTGTCTCTGCGGAATCCGTAGGTTTAACTGCCTTATCTATCTGTATGATAGTGAATTTCTTAGATATATCAGTAATAGAATCATGTGCTTTAAATCTAATTGTAACTGACTCGTTACCCATAAAATTTATCTGATCGAATAATCCATGGTTATCAACTACAACCATTATACCAGTTAGGTATGGTTTTTCCATGTGTTCATATATTTCAATATCAGAAGTTATAGCTTTGAGCTCTACACTAGCACCAGTTTTAAGTCTATCTCCTTCTAGTAATACAGATGAAAGAATATAAGCATCTGGGGATATTGCATTTGCGGGTGTTGCCATAATTTAACTACTTAATAATTTTCTAAAATTATCTGCGATCTGATTAATCTTTGATGGTTTAATAACTTTGATTTGTTTTAATTTAATATTATCTGCAATATATCTTTCGAAATTTGTTATAGGTGTTACGGAAGAAGGTATTGAACTGTAAGGATCAATATCAATATATTTCTTATTTGCATCTTCGTAATGATGTACGGCATTAAATTCACGTACAAATCCTGTACTTGTTACTGATTGTCCACCACTACTAGTCATAGTTTCTCCAGCACTAAAACTGATATCTCCTTTTACGACTATCTGTCCAAGATCTAAATGCCTTTTGATAATAGAACTACTTGCTCCTGATGTATTACCTGTTACTGTTTCTCCAACTTTAAATATCCCTGTTAGATTATTTCTTGTAGTAAATACAGTATTAGGGAAATCTTCTTTTACTTTTTTCTCAAGTTGATAATTTGATAGTGGCCAACCTTGTACTCTGACATGATCATTCATTAAGAAGAATGTCCAGTAGAAATCTGTAGTATTGTAGAATTTTAAAGATAGCTGATCAGGTCTATCACCATCTCGAACATAATACGTTTCATACAAACTTACTTCATCTTTGATATCATCTATTAAATCTACATATGAAGTCAGATTCTGAAAAGGTACGCGATTTGCTTCATTACCAAATCGATATAATATAGGACTTAAACTTTCTAAGATTGGCATATTAGAATCCCTCCTCTATATCTTCTTTACTTAAAGTACTAAATTCGATGAAATCTAATGTCATATCAATTTGAAATGGTGTCCCATCATCATGATATGAGTAGCTACCCGGATTGAAGTTCGTCGTAATTCTTCGAAGATAACATGGTTTAACCTTATAACCATACCTAACAAACCTACCAAACTTATCTCGTACTTGCATCTTAATATCAAACTTATTTGGAAATTTATAACCTATGGGGATATCACCTGCACCCGTTTCATCAGGTGGTGATATATTTTCTGGATAAGCTTCTTTTCTGAAGAACTTAATAATTTTCCCTATTTCAGCAGATTCCCTACGTGATGTTGCGATAAATGAAAAGGTAAATGTGAATGGCCTAAGATCTACATCTTCGAATAAACTTTTACGATTTGGGTTCAATCTTGTTTGTAATCCGATCTTTATTGCTGATTGTATTTCTTGTCCGGCAAAAAATCCTGGTACCTGATTAGCTATACGTACTGCAGCCAGTCTTGCTAAGCCTTGATCTTGTACCTGTCCTCTTAACATATCTCCTACACCAGCAAAACTACGAGTAACACCTTCTTTTAAAGATTGTACTAAACCTCCACCCTGTTCAATACCTGCTAATCCTACAGTACCTAAAGTATTCAAATTTGCTGCATTATAATTAATTCCATCAGAGAAAGTTACGCCAGTTGGAATATATAGTTGTACTGAAGTATTTCCAAAGGTTGTTTGTGATTTAGAAAGAAAATCTGTACCTGTAAGATCATCCCCTTGGGAACTAAAATTTTCAGTGGCAGTACGTTCAGCTTCGGTTATACCTACATTTTGACCTTCATTAAGTGAAGTATTATCTACAAATTCTCCACTCTGAGATTGATTCTTAATTTCTTCAACTGTTTGGCCATCACCACCGGTAGGTTCTCCACCAAGAAATTCATTTACTTCTTGAGGCCTCATAATATGATCTTTTAATTTTTTGCTAAATCCTCCTCCTTGTATTCTCGGTGGAGTAGTAATTATAGGTGTAAATAATATTTGACCTTGATATAGATCTTGTTTTTCTAAAGGGTACTTTAATCTAGATCTTGGGGAAAATGTATTATTGACTTGATCTATTTCTTTTTTGATAGGATCATTGATTCTTCTATTAAAATAATCAAGATCAGCCTTAGCCTCTATTTCTTCTCTTTCATTAATAGCTCTATTATTATTATAGGTTGATCTTATTTGACCTTCATTGAGTGAAGTATAATCTGGCATTTAATTACTTTCTATATAGATATTAATATAAAATCTTACTTAGTTATTTATATGAGTTATTCAGGTCGTTACAAGGTATCAAATCCTAAAAAATATAAAGGTGATTACACTAATGTTATCTATAGGTCATTGTGGGAAAAATCTGCGTTTAAGTGGTGTGACCAGAATCCAAACGTTAAATCATGGTGTTCTGAAGAAGTTGTAATACCATATCTGTATGAGGTAGACCAGAAGTATCATCGTTACTTCATGGATCTTAAAATTACAATCAACAATAGAACTATATTGGTGGAGATCAAACCTGAATCACAGACAGTACCTCCGACAGGGCAAAGAAGAACGAAAAGATACTTATCAGAATCTCTGGAATATGTCAAGAATAGGTGTAAGTGGAAAGCAGCGAGTAATTATGCAAAGGATCGCGGCTGGGAATTTCAGATATGGACTGAGAATACGTTGCAGAAAATGGGAATACTGCCTAAACCTTCTCCTGGAAGGCTGAAGAAGTTAAAGCCGCTACCTCGGTTTAAGAGAAAATCTAAAAAATGATATAAATACTATCATGGCGAATTTATTTCAAAAATTAGAATTAGCTGCATTCAGAGCAGGTATAACACCTCGAACTCAAGAATCTAGAAAGTGGTTCCAACAGAAAGCCGGACAACTACGTGGTACCAGTCGACTAGAACTGATGAGACAAGATCCTCTACAATTACGTAATAGACACGGTATCGGAAATATGTACATGTACTTCTACGATCCTAAGCATAAAGAAACTCTACCATACTATGATAGGTTTCCCCTTACTATCGTAGTAGAGCCTGCTAAAGGTGGATTCAAGGGTATCAACTTACACTACCTACCTAATGCACTGAGAGCTAAATTCTTAGATGGGCTGATGGATATCACTAGTAATAAGAAATATGATGAGTCCACTAAATTCAGTTTATCCTATAAAATGCTGAAAGCTTCTACAAATTTAAAATATTTTAAGCCATGTTTTAAACATTACCTAACATCAAATATCAGAAGTCGACTTGCACTTGTACCGGCACCAGAATGGGAGATTGCTACGTTTTTACCAACAGCAGATTTCGAGAAGGCAGGAAAGGGAACAGTCTACAATGATTCAAGGAGTATGATCTAATGGCTTTTTCTATAGAGAAATTAAAAACACAAATTACGAAAAGTGATGGGTTAGCATTATCGAATCAGTTTGTAGTCGTTCTACCGAGAATAGCTGGTACAATAACAGAAACAAAAGAACTAAATGTTCTTTGTAAAACTGCTACTATGCCTGGAAGAGCTATGGCAACTGTACCTAGAATTTATAGTGTTAAAGGAACAGAAATTGCAAATCAAATTATAACAGATGATGTTACACTAACTTTTCATCTATTGAATGACTGGGGAGTAAAACAGTATTTTGAAAGATGGCATCAGAGTGTTATAGGTAGTAGTTATTATGTAGGATATGAAAAAGAATATTCTTCAAGAATGTCCATACATCATCTCAGAAAAGGTATGTCATACGACTTTGATCTGAGAAACAGAGGGATTTCATTTGCTTCGAAGTTCCTTGCAAAATTTTTAAATTTTACGGTAAACGTGGATTTTGATTTTGATAGAAATTATTCGGATAAGACGAATTATAGTTTAGTACTAGAAGACGCTTATCCTAAAAGTGTATCTGGTGTAGCATTAGATAACCAGCCAGATGGACTATTAGAAATTCAAGTAGTTATGCAATATAGAGATTGGAGAAGAGTATAAAATGGTTGCTTTACCTAAATTAAATAATACCCCACAGTATTCACTGACAATACCATCAATTAACAAGAAAGTTTATTACAGGCCTTATCTTGTACAAGAAGAGAAGGTATTATTGATGGCTTCAGAATCTGAAGATCCATCACATATGTTTAAGTCTTTAGTGAATACGGTTAATGCATGTATTCAAGATGATATATCAAAAGAAGAATTAACAGTATTTGATGTTGAATATATCTTTACGCAATTAAGATCTAAATCTTCTGGAGAAAATATTAAATTCAAACCTAAATGCAATTCTTGTTCAGCAGAGAATGATGTTTCTTTTAGTTTAGAAGATGTAAAAGTTGACATGCCAGATATTGATCCTTTAATTAAATTAACTGATACAATATCAATTAAAATGAAATGGCCATCTTATAAGTCATTATTCGGGGATAAAGACATGTCAAAACTAAATGAATCAGAACAAGCATTTGCTTTAATTAATCAGTGTATAGATTCCGTTATAACAGAAGAAGAAAGTATTTCTGTTAAAGATGTTTCCGAAAAAGAATTAAATGATTTCGTAGGGTCTTTAACATCTGATCAATTTAAATTAATTAGGAATTATATAGACAAGATTCCAAAATTGAAGCATGATATAAATTATGAATGTAAAGAATGCGGAGAACATAATTCAATACATGTGGAGGGTCTTAAGGATTTTTTTTAGTAGCCCTTTCTCATGATAACTTGAACAGCCACTACAGAGTTAATTTTCAACTGATGCAACATCATAATTATTCTCTTAGTGATTTAGAAGGAATGATACCGTGGGAAAGGGAAATATACGTAACTTTGTTAATGCAATTTATAGAAGAAGAAAAAAAGAGAACAGAAAATAAAGGCTAAAAATAATGGCAACTTTAGAAGATATCAAGAAACAACTGCAGTCAGATAGGAAAGTAAATGAGGCAATATCTCGTGGTACACATGATACACTTCGTACGAATAAAAAGATATTAGCTGAGATACTAGAACACTTTAAAGGTATTAAAGCTGCTGCAGCTGTTGAAGCAGCAGAAAGAAAAGAACAGAAACGTGAAGATGTAACAGCAGGATCTAGACCTGGAGGATCTAGTAGATTTTCTGGTTTTTTACCTAAGGGAGTAAAAGATGGATTAGGTTCTCTTATGGGATTCGTAAAGAAAGGTCTCCTAATAGCAGCAATACCAGCAATTTTAGCATTTATCAATTCTGATTACTGGCCTAAGTTCAGAGATACCATGATGGATCTAGCAAAGAAAATAAAAATGGTATATGACAAATATTTGGTACCTTTTGGAGAATATTTGAAAGGTGCATTTCTAAAAACATGGGAATTGATTGATGAATGGTGGCCAACTATTAAAACAGCTTTAACAGATGCATACGAGAATTATCTTATACCTATAGGAAATTTCTTTACTGATGTTTTTATATCCGGATTAGATGTTATTAAAGATCTTTTATATGGAGGTAGACAAGGTCCTCAGGGTAGATTCAGATCAGGTGGATTAGTTGGTATGTTTAAAGAATTTAAAGACGGTAACATTCTTAGCGGATTAAAAATAGGATTTGATGCGCTGTATAATTTCTTTAGTACTATCTTACAAGGAACCGTTAATAAGGTATATGATTTATTAGCAAGTTATTTCGACTGGGAAAAGAGAGATGGTGATATCAGTATTATAGGAGAGCTGGTTGGATTTTTTGAAGGTATGGCAAAGAGCGTCAAGGATTCTTTCAATGGTGTAATGAAGAAGGTAGGAAATTATCTAGATCAACTATTTAGTTTAGAAACACTGGAATCAATATTTACTCAAACTTTTCCACTATTTAAAAATCCATTTACACAGATGATTAAAGATAGAGACCAAAGAGCTCTTGAATATAGAGGTGAGGATAAAGGACCTGTTATGGATCCATCCGGGGAATTTGGTGGTATTATAGATAGGAAAGATTTAATAAGAGCTCTTAATAAACTTGAACCATTTTTAGATGGAAGAATGGATCCACAACAAAATCAAGAAGAATACAATAGATATCAAGATGATATAGAAAAAATATTAGATGCCTTAGGTGTTTCTGGTGGAAGTATAGATGAAAGAGTAAATAGAGTTTTAGGTTCACAAGGTAGATCAATCTTCACACAAACTCCTATTACTTCAGAAGAAGTAATGGAAAATATAAGAAAGAA